GCGAAGCAGAATCATTCTGAAAACGACTCCTCAACTGAGGAGGCAACGCTTCAAACGCCTGCTGAGCCGCTGCAATACGGCCCATCGCAACGCGAAAATCAGGCATCGAAGCGACATCAGCGAAAATAGGCTGTTGCTTCGTAACAGTCTCAAGCATTCCCGTCTGAACAAAACGCTTCACAAGATAATTGATATCCGACCGCTCCCGAAACTCTTGCTTCGCTTTAGACGGACCACAAACAACAACAGGCTTCACAACCTGACCGGTACCTTTCATAGACATAATTACTTACCTCCCTTAAAGGGTTCCGTCTTCAAAACACGTGAACCAGGACGATGACCGTCCAGATCCCCAAAAAACCAATTAACATCCTTGGCATTCGACTGATTAATTCCACGATGCTGAAGCCATTCCGCAATACGATCGTGAAACACCTGATAAACACGAGAAGCGTCAGAACCAATACCACCACCAAGAGACTTACGAGCAATCTCATTCTTCACAGAAGCAGTCTGAGCTTCAGTCAACTGACGTTGAGCACGAACAGACGCAATCTGTTCATTCGCCATACGCGCATCACGCAAAGCCTGAGCCAAACCACGAGCAGAGGCCGACGCAGGTTCCAAAGTAGACTCAATAGTAGGAACCGCGCCGGAGGGGGTGGAAGCACCACCCCCTCCGGCCGACAGAATAGGATTCAGTCCAGCATTACGCAAATCCGCGACCTCTCGAGTATGCGCGGTATTGCTCATCATCATCTGAAACTCCCGATTCTTAGCCGCCTCACGAGCATTCGAAATGTTGGCTTGATTCTGTCCAATACCACCAAGGACACCGCCAACAACAGAGCCCGCAATTTCACCCCACATCAGAATCTACCTCCAATCTGAGCAGGATAAGAATACACAGGCATAGCCCGCGCACAGATATACTGAAAGTACGCGTCCATCAACATATGCGGCTCACTCGTCACCGCAATCACGCGATCCACTGGCGGATCTTCAACGATAAACGTCTCATCAAGAGCAGGAAGCGAACCAAACTCCTGCGAAAGATGCCACGAGTCAAGAGGAGCAGTATAAGTACTGCGGAAAATCCCGGTAATCTGAGACGGCTTATACCGATACTCCGCATAACGCTCCTGATATCCAAAAACGCCGTCCTTCTGAGAAGCACCCGAACCATCAGCAACATCAAGGTAAATCTCCTTATTCAAAACCGCCTGCTCACCAAGATTCGCCAAGGTCGGCCAATAGAACTCCTCCTTCGTCGAGCGCGACCACATCTTATGAAGACCCGTCTGGTACGTCAGGTCAGCACGGACCGACGCGAGCCCGATAATGTACCCGTGTTCGGTAAAGCTCTTATTAAACCCGTGGCCGCTAAAAGACGCAGTTCCAAAACCTGCAAGCTGGCCCTGAGCATTCGAGCCAGACGTCGGAGAAGTTTGCGGAACGGGATGAATATTGATCGGAGAAGAACCACCTCCAAGATACTCAGCACGTTGCAAACGCGCGTCAGGACTCGTAACACCGAAATGCGAATTAATGATCTCAATGTACCTCGTACCTCCCCGAGCATCACGCTCATACAACGACTGTAACGCGAACGCCTCGCGCAGATCGTTGATCGTCGTCGCAAACGCCGTCGACAGATCCGCAATCAAACGGCTATTCGGATCAATAACACCCGGAACACCACCACTGACGGTCTTGATTTCAGAGGCAGGGTTATTAACACCCATCGTATCGCCACCAGAAATCAACGTATCATCAGACGCTTTCCGGAACAACATCGCATTAGTCGACGTAGTGTAAGGAACAAGAGTCACCGGCGCAGAAGTCGCACCAACCGGAAGAGAAACAGCGGTCGCCTTCTGAGGCCACGGCAAGCACGACGTAAAATAATCGTGCCTCTTACCACGACGAAGAAGAACATAATCCGCATACGTATCCGGACCGTTGTCTAAATCAACGACAACGGAGTCTTGTAAATTCTGATCGCGGAACCACTGATTATAAATCAGATTATACGCCCGGAAAGGTAGCGCGTTTACAGAATAAGGACCGTTAGAAACATCAGTAGGAAGACCGAAATAATCCCCAAGAGTACCCACTTCAGGACCGTTGTCAGGACAGGGAATAGTCGGAATAGTATAAGCAACAGAATCACCCGGATCATCTTGCGCCCCCATGAACCGTTCCCAATTCGTCCAAAGCAACCGCGACGGGACGAAAAAGAAGAACGTATCCAAATACATGTTATCCATCACAGGTTTGATCGGCGTCGCCAACCTTGCAAAGACATTGAGGCGCAGGTTGGTCGTGTCGCCCGGCAAAACCTCGTCCACAAGAATCGGGACCAAGTAACCCGCATCAAACGTGGTCTTGAGCCCATGGGAACGGTCAAATTTCGACCTAGGAATATTGACGTTTGGAACTTTCGCAAAATCATGCTTCATGACCGACGGTAAATTGCTCACTTTGCAACCTCCACTTTAGAATCAGTATCAGCAACCAACGGAAGCTCAGGCTCAAGACGCACCCGCGCATTCACGCGCGCAGTCACGACAGTCGACGCCGCAATAATAAAAACCGGCGGCTGAATCGCTTCAAGCTTTCCGGAATTCTGATCATAAGAGCCGATTTCGTACAAAGAATAATCGGCTGAATGCTGAACAAGCGGAGACTTAGGATCAGAACACGCGTCCTCGAAATTCCGCCGCATAATTCCTTCAGTCGACTGAAAAACAGGATTACCAAACGCGGCCGCTTTCGCATCATACACGGCGTAGACCTTAACCATTACCTTTCTCCATGCGCCTTGATTTAAGCCGAAGCCTCGCTTCGGCCACCTTCTCACGAACAGCAAGCCGCCGCGCATTGCGCGACGGAGCCACCATAACACGTACACCAGACTTCAAAACTTCTTCTTCAAGAGCCGAAGCATAAACCTCACGCTTAACACGGATAGATTCGGCAAGGTCAGGATTCTCCGCTTTCAAGCGGAGATCATAATACCGAGGAGGGCGGGCTTGGCGGCCTTTAACAATCACTTCGTCACTAGGATACACATCTGTCATAAACTTGTCAAGCCACGCTCGACCTACTCCCGGTCGACGGGACATAAGCAAAAATTCCGGTCGACGTCCTTGATAGTGATCTGCCGCGTCCTTGCCCGTAATTTTCTTAGTCGCATAATTTGCGACGTAACAGGCACTGTCGAAGGTAACCGATCCAATCGAACAATGACCAAGCCCCCACACTTCCGACAACAGCGCCGACTGATAAAGAACAAGACCATTTTCCTCCTTCAGAAACACCTTGTCAGGAAAATCATATCCAAAAATAATCACGTGATAATGGGGACGAGCAAACTTCTCCCCATACTCCCCACATAAAAAGAAGCGGATCTTCAAAGGCTCAAGACGAGCCCGAAGCCGCTTCATAAACAACTGACAGGTATCAACAGAAATCGAACCATCCTTCGGAAGGTTCTCAGGATTATAAGTCAAAGTCAAGAAAGAACACGCATCATGCATCTCCGCCTCATGCATGATCCGAACAGCCCATTGACGGGCACGCTCAAGACGACAGCCAATACAATGACCACAAGGTAAACCAAGAACCTTACCAACCGCAGACTTTGAAAAATCAAGCCGGTTCCCCTGCGGGGTCGAAACCAACACACCCCGCAGGGGGCGATAACAGGCCACTTAAAGCCGAATCCCGCCACGCATGTTCACCGATAGAATTCTATTCTTCGGATGAACACCGCTTTTGCCGCGAAAATCCCGCTTCGAACTACCTCGAGACATCTTTCGACGTTTGCTCACTTTGTCCACCTCCTGAAAGCTTCCTACGCAAAGCCCGAATTAACTCAACCACCAAATCCATAAGCAAAGCCACCGCGGCCGTTTTGATCTCAATCATCGGTGAATCACCCATGCCTTACAAATTGGACACCACTTTAAATCCACAAACACAGTATAACAGACCTACACATAAATGTCAAGAACCTGTCAGTTAGCACATATACATCAAGTAGGGATATGTGCAACGTGCCAAAACGGCACGAAAAAAATGGCCCGAAAACGGGCCAGGATTCGCGCCGTAGGCGCGAATCTAAGCCAAAGGCAAAAGACCGCCTGAAGGCAGTCAACAAGGCGCTCCGCGCACTGGGCTTCGCCCAGAACAGCCAGCCTTAACGGCTAGCAATAAGCCCAAAGTCAAAAATAAACGCACGTAAACACGCGAAAAAGTAAAAGACTTGGGCGAAAATAACAAATAAAACAAAGAAAACAAGAACAAAACAGGGTATCCAGATACCCCAAAATCGCTCCTAGGTCATCCTAGAGCGAAAAAAAACATGGGCCTACCCGCGAAGGGGTAGGCCCATCACAACAACCGAAGCCTATCGGCTACGGCACAGCCGGCGCACTAAGGCGCCGGCGCAGGAGGAGCCTTAGGCTCCAAAGGTTCAACCTTAGGCTGAACCAAACCGAGCTTTACAGCCTCGTCATAATTCGACGCATCAGAAATAAATTCCACAAGCGAAGCAGAATCATTCTGAAAACGACTCCTCAACTGAGGAGGCAACGCTTCAAACGCCTGCTGAGCCGCTGCAATACGGCCCATCGCAACGCGAAAATCAGGCATCGAAGCGACATCAGC